GTACCGGAGTGTGCTTAAGCAATCCTGGTCGAAGGACGTATTCCTGCGCACGTTGTGGGAAAACCTGCTGTTGTCTGCCGCCCGTCAGCCTTACACAGCAAACTTCAAGGGTCGCCAATGGCCGCTGCTAACCGGACAACTGGTAACCACCTCAGCCGACCTCGGGCTGAATTTATGCGACAGGGAAGGGAAGCCATGCAGTCGTCACGCCGTAGACAGGATGCTGGATGTTTTCGAGCGCGAAGGGATGATTTCTCGCTCAGGAGAAAAGAGAAAAGGCTCTGTGATAACCATCACAAATTATGCTGAATATGCTCAAAAAATGGACGATTCATCCGCGCATTACCCCGCGCAAATCTCCGCGCTTAATGCCGAGCATGACGAAGCCAGTAATGGCGCGGCTTCCGATGGTGGTGCCGCGCATAAGGCCGAGCATTTAGCCGAGCGTTTACCCGAGAATCATGAACAACAAAGTAATAACAACAATAAAAACATTAAAAGATCTTCGTCGAAGAATTCTCGCGAATTCACCGACGACCGACTGATGAAATTTTTATCTGCTCATCCTGAAGCTGTGATTTACACACCGACAGGTGCCAAGTGGGGCACCGCTGACGACCTGAGAGCCGCAGAGTGGATCGCCATCCGCGTGAAGAAAATAAACCCCACCTGCAAAGAGCCCGACCTGAAAGCCTGGGCAAATGACGTTCGCCTGACTAACCAGATTGACGGGCGGACACACCGTGAAATTTGCGACCTGTACGACTGGGCCAGCAAGCACCACTTCTGGCAGACCAACATCCTCTGTCCCGCCAGCCTGCGCAAGCAGTGGGACAAGTTGACGATGCAGCGCGCTGCATCAGGAACCGAGGTTTCCGCCGCTGGCAAACCGAAAGTTGACCTGAAAAACACTGACTGGATTCACGGGGTGACGTTATGAAAAGCCTTGCTGAGCAGATGCACAACTTCGACCGCGAGCAGATGCGCCGCTTCGCGCACAACCTGCCTGAACAGTATCAGGAAGAGTCACCTACTGAGCGGGTAGCACAAATCATTAACGGCGTTTTCACACAACTCCTGGCGGCATTCCCCGCGGCCATGGCTGGCCGTAGCCAGGATGAGTTTGATGAGATACGCCGTCAGTGGGTTAAAGCGTTTGCCGAGAACGGAATAACAGACATGGAAACTGTTGATCGGGGTATGCGAGTTGCCCGCCGTCAGGAAAAACCCTTCCTCCCGTCGCCAGGACAATTCGTCGCCTGGTGCAAGGAAGAGGCGCAGGCATTCGGAATCACCGCTGACGACGTGATGACCGAGTTCTGGAAGTGGAGAAAGATGGTTTTCCAGTACCCAAGCAGTGAGCAGTACCCATGGCCGCAGCCGGTTCTCTATCACATCTGCCTGGAGATTCGCCGCCGCAGTACTGACGGCCAGTTAAGCCAGAAAGAGCTGCAAAACGCCGCCGCCGATGTACTGGCCTACTGGGAAAAACGAGCCGCTGAAGGGCATCCGGTGCCACCTGTACGCCGCGCCTTGCAGGCGCCGAAGGCAGAGCAAGGCCCAACTCCTGCGCAGTTACTCAAAGCGCGCTACGAACGCATGAAGAATAACGGGAAGGTGTGAGATGACAGGCAAAGGAGCGATTTTTGAATACCTGAAAACCCATAAGACATTCTGCTCGGCTGATGTGTCTGCCTTCAGCGGCGTATCGCATACCGGCATCAACCAGGCAGCCAGCGATCTGGCGCGAAAGGGGCTTCTGGTAGTCGACGGGAAAGTGTGGCGCACCGTGTATTACCGCATGGTCACCGATGATGAGAAAGAGGGTCGCAGAAGCACCAACCGGATTTTTCAGGAGTGTCGCAACAGCGAGGCGATGAAGCGGGTACTGGCGGTTTACGGGAGAACACAGGTATGAACAAACAAGATTATGACAGGCTCACATTCAACCAGCTTGCCGAGCGCAACGCTGAGCACGTAACCGCTATTGCACGGTTAGAAGTGCAGGTTAAGCAGCTGACAGAGGCAAACCAACAAATGCGCGATGAGGCGCTGAATTCTACCAGCGCGCTTTACGATGTGGTGGCTGAGAATGTCGGTATGGATTCATTTGTCGAATCGATGCTCGCTATCGCATGGCAAGGAGGTTCTGCCGATGGTTCAGACATTCAGGAATTAGCGCTTAAGTGTGGTCTCATTCGTCAGGAGGTCTACTGCGCCGAAAAGCACGAAAACATGGTAGATGACCCAGGCAATTTCGAAGATGGCGATGCGCTTTACTTCCGCGTAGAAACCCCCGCCACCGACGCCATCCTCGCCTCCCTGCGCGCAGAAGGGGTGGAGATGGCAATGGAAGCTGCGAAGCCGGAAGTGGCTAAGGAGTTTCAGCGCGAGACTTTTGATCAGTGCGTGACAGCAGCAGTGAAATACCCTCAAAGCGATCTGGCAGGAAGGGTTGAAATGGTCGCCTGGCTTGAATTGTTCGCCGCCCAGCTCCGCAGCAAATCGGAGGTGCAGCATGACTAACAACGACGATCTGGCGCTGAAGCTGAAAGCAGCGGCTGAGAAAGCACTGCCGGCTATTGAAAAATACGAGGCCGGTGAGATTGATGGCGATGATGCGCTGGAGATGCTGAGTGACTTCACGGACGTGATTAAGCCAGCCAACATCCTCGCCCTGCTGGCAGAGCGTGACGCCGACAAGAAGCGGATCGCTGAGCAGCAAGAGCACATTAGCAGCCTTGATGAAGGTGTGAACATGTTGCTCGCGCAATATGACCAACTGGCATCTGCTATCGGCTGGACAACTGAAAAAGCACTTGCTGGTGAAGGTAATCAAGATCAATACGCAGAAGCCATGGTTAAGCGCATCTCCGAGCTGGAAGCCCGGACGGTGAGCGTTAAGTTGAGGACGCCAGGTATCATCAAATCGCCGATTGGCATGCATTGCGAGGTATGGGAAAGAGCAGAGGTTGAATCTGCAATCGCTGCTGCTGGCATCAAACTGGAAGTGGGGGAGTAATCATGGCAGCACAACTGAGCCGGGAGCGGCTGGAAGAAAGAATCAGAGCAGAAATTGAACTGTTAGAAATATCGTTAAAAAATGGTGGTAGTGACAGCCCTCATAACGACGAGGAGTTACTCGAGGTCTTCCGCATGGCACTGGCGGGAATGGACAGCGAGCCGGTGGCGTGGCATTCATTAGTCTGACGGCGAAGGTTGTTGGTGATACATCGAAGAGCAGCGTTAAAATCGCGGCGGTGTAACAGCACAGCCGCTCTACACCGCACCGAAGCAGAATAGTATTTAGTCAGGTTTTATTTTTGCTATTGTAAGTAACAACTATCCCCAGATCTTTACCTATAGCATTGAGAGAGTTGTAAACAGTGGTATAAGAACTTTTGGGGGTTATATTACTTGCCTCTTCCAAAATACTCGCTATAAGGTTCAGGTTGTGCGATGCCTTTAGTACTTTTTTATGCTGCGGAAGTAAACGTAATTTAGCCAAAGAATCGTAAAAAGGTACTGCGTTAGACTCTGAAAGAAGTTGGGCTGAAGCATGTTTTATCTCGTTAATTACATCACTGCCAGCTCTTAAGTTAATGATTTTGCTTTGCTCACGCAGAAGAATTGCTGAAACCATCCCTAAATGCTTTTTGAAGGAGAGGTAAGGATCCAGTACGCCTTTTACCAAAATGTGACCCGTCACAAAGACAAAAACACCAGTAATGATAGTGGTAAATATCATGCTGCTCATAATTCATCAGGCTCATTAGTTTTTTGTGTCGACATTTTAATCCAAAAAATGACCGACAGGCGAGATTAATAATCAACCTTTACATGAGTCCTGATCGTTAATAAATCAGGTGTAAAGAATACCGATAACTGGCTGAACAAGTACCCCAAAAAACAAGCTTTGCGGATGGTCTTATTCGCACATTGATATTCCATTATCAACCCGCCATAATATCAATACCGCCGGATTGAGCCCCGGCGGTACCTTTGCGCTAACGGGGACGTTATGCGCACACACAACGAGCAAACCACCTTTTCACAGATGCAGAAATGCACCTGCGATTTTCTGCATTCTGCGGTTTACCTCTCCGGAGGTGAAGCGTGAAACAGCAATTCCACCTCGTCAACGACGCCATCAAGCAAAACGCAATCAGCTATATCCGCGACCTGCCGGTAGACCAGAAGCGCCCTCTGGTGCTGGACATCAAAGAGCCCACCCGCACTGCCGAGCAAAACAAAAAAATGTGGCCTCTCCTGAAAGACCTGTCAGATCAGGTTATCTGGTTTGGCAATAAATACGACTCCGACGACTGGAAAGACCTCATCACCGCACTGGTGGCTAAGTCGAAAAAACAGGAGCAGCGTATGGCCCCCGGCCTGGACGGCGGTGTTGTGATGTTCGGTCAGCGAACCAGCAAGATGAACGTTCGGCAGATGGTCGAAGTCATTGAGGCTATTTACTGGTTCGGCACGCAGCAGGGCGTTCAGTTTAGCGATAAATCACGCCTTGAAATCGAGTGGGCCAAGCGCTGGGGAGAAGAGCATGCATAGTCCTCTCGCTAAAGTCATCGAGCGCGCAATCTTCCGCATGCCAGCGCGCCGACGCAAGGCTGCTCCGGCACCTTCCGAAATCCCAACCCTTAAGGGCTGCACCGCCCGTCTCGTCGATCAGAAATGGCTGCGCCTGGCAGCGAGGAGAAAACATGCATAAGTTACCTCGCCGCAAGTGCAAAGTTTGCAACGAATGGTTCATTCCAGCCTACGCCAATATCCGCTGGTGCTGCCCGGAGCATGGCGCAATCTACGCCATGGAGCTTCGCGCCAAAGAAAAGGTGAAAGCCGAGGCGAAGCGCATCAAGGCTAAACACGAAGCTGAGAAAGCTGATCGCAAACGACTGGCAGATAAAAAGCAGCAGGTTAAGCCGCTCAGCTACTTCATTAAGCAGGCTCAACAGGCTTTCAACGAGTTCATTCGTTACCGCGACCGTGAACAGGCATGCATCAGCTGCGGTCGTCACCATGAAGGCCAGTATCACGCAGGGCACTTCCGCACGACAGGCGCTAATCCTGAATTGCGGTTCAACGAAGACAACTGCCATCGCCAGTGCGCCCCCTGCAACAACCACCTATCAGGAAACCTGATCGCATACCGCCCGGCGCTGATCGCCAAAATCGGCCGGGCGCGCTTTGATGCTCTGATGGGTCCGCATGAAATGCCGAAATGGAAACGCGAGGACTACATCCGAATCCGCGACGTGTACCGGGCAAAGCTTAAGGCAATGAAGCAGGAGGACGCAGCGTGAGCAGAGAGTCATTCGATAACTATGAGCGCGATAGCCTGCTGCGTGCCGATGGCGAGTACCGGCACCCGCGCGGCAAGGCACGCGACAAGACGGCACAGATAATCATCCGTAACAGTGATCGCCGCAAGGCGAAGTCCAAACAGCCAGCAGGAGCAACAGCATGAACCATCAATATCTGCAGTACGTGCGTGAGCAGCTCATGGTGGCGACTTCCGATCTGAGCGGAGCGACGAAAGGCCAACTGGTAGCTTTCGCCGAGAACGCGCAATTCACAGCGACTGCGCGCAGCCGTGGGCGTAAAAAGATCGCCGACCCGGCGACCGGGCGCATGATTAACCCGTCCAGCCCGCCGATCCCCGGTCAGCAGTCCCGCGCTAAAGTTTCATCTATAGCCCTGGTCAGCCCGGTTGAATTCGGCACCGCATCATGGCGGCGCGCGCTGATGTCGCTCGATGAGCACCAGGTGGCCTGGCTGATGTGGAGCTATAGCGAAAACATACGGTTCGAATACCAGGTGGCGATCACTCAGTGGGCATGGGCAGAGTTCAAAGCGCAGCTCGGCGCGCGCAAGGTTGCTGGCAAGACAATTAAACGGCTGCAGGCGCTTATCTGGCTGGCGGCGCAGGACGTGAAAGCAGAGTTGGCAGGGCGCAAGACTTACGAGTACCAGAGGCTGGCAGAGCTTGCAGGCGTTGCTAAATCCACCTGGACAGAAACGTATCTACCTCATTGGCTGGCTATGCGCAGCAGCTTCATAAAACTCGATAGTGGTTCTTTAATGTCTGTAACGCGATCACGTTCACAACAAAAGGCGACAAATTTAGATTCAAGTCTTGCAAAACCGAACTGAATCGCATATATTTCGTGTAAATCTGATATCGTCGCCATAGCTTTACAAGTCGACAAAAATTAAGAGCCTCGCCATCGTGCGGGGCTTTTTCGTTTCAGGGCCGGAAGCTCATTTGGTATGAGCGGTCCCCTCATAAGGGAAGGGTAGACAGGTTCGAATCCTTCACGGCCCACCAAATTTGCCTGTAGCTCAGTGGAAAGAGCATCTGCCTTCTAAGCAGTCGGTCGCTGGTTCGAATCCAGCCAGGCGAGCCAATAGCTAAACACGCTGTCATGGTGGCGGCGTTATCCAGCGCATATGGTGCATAGCTGAATCGCGATCAGGCTATGCCGTTAGCTCCACGAAACGGGGCACATAACAGGTGATAGCATTGGCGTGACAGCCTCATAAGCTAATCCACGCAGCCGAAGGGTAATCCCCAGTCTATTCTTTCAGTGCTATTTCCGTTGTGGTTAATGCGCAGGCTGATGCGCTAGAGACGGCACCCCCTTTATGAGGACTGCGCTATCTCTGGAGAAAAGTCTTGGGGCACACGATGCCAGAGAAAGCCGGAGATCAGCACCGGCCACCACAACACAAATGCTATGGCTAGACCAAAAATTCAAAAAACAGTATTGTCGTCATTCTGCATTTGAATTGACGATAAGCTGGGCGAGCACAATGAGGATAAAGTTTTCTGGCGGTCCAAGAGATGGAGAGCATCTACAAGATTTTGGTAAATCTGCGCCAAATTATTTCTCGGTTATGAAGCTTGAGGTTTTCTATCAAAAAAGCGACGGGGTGGTAAATCATAAAACGGTTCGCCATTCATACAGGCTTCAAGGCAACAAATACGTATATGAAGGGAAAGAGGATGCTTAGGCATCCTTTTTTTTATTGCACGACATTTCTGAAAGCGTCCTACCCAAACACCAGAACAACTCAGATGCCCTCTAACATTCGTGGTTACGGGTAGGGCGTTTTACACATATGAAAACCCAGCACAGTGGCTGGGCTTCGTGAAGATGGGTGGCATGAGACTGCGCTAACAGCCTCCTGCCTGATTTGCTCATGCCGTTAGATCACGAACAAACCACGTTACCGAAAACCGTATCCTGGATTTGTTCTCTGATAAATCGACCTTTTCCTAATTGAACAAATCCCCATTGTCGGGGGTAGAGCATGTTCCGCATGAATACAAGCAACGGATTCTGGTCCTATTTCTGGTCAGGTCTAACGGGATTTTTCGCCATGTTGACTCTTCAGGATGTCCTTTTTGCCCTGGGATTTGCCATTACGGCGACATTCACCTGGCTGACATACAGATCAAACGATCGAAAGAACAAAGCAGCGATAGAGGAAGATCGCAAGCGCACCGATATCCTCAAAGCTGCATACGCGAGGGGTGACGTGTCTAACATCCCGGAAGCCGTGAAGATAGTGGAAAGCATCGACGCGCAGCTTCAGCCTCAGGACCCATTAAATGGCGATTCCCTCAAAACTTCGTAACGCTCTCATCTCTGCATCGGTAGCTGGCGCTGTATCAATTGCTGGCGTCCTGATTCAGGATAGAGAAGGCGTGAAGTACAAGGCTTACCTCGACCCTGTCGGCATCCCTACAGTATGTGCAGGCGTAACAGGGCCTGACGTGGTGATGGGTAAAACCTACACCAGGCAGGAATGTGACGCGCTGCTGTACAAGCACATGCAGCCAGCCATCAAGGCAGTAAACGAATCGGTCAAGGTAAGCCTTAACGACTACCAGAAAGCCGCTCTTTACTCGTTCACGTATAACGTGGGCGTGAGCGCTTTCAAATCCTCGACGTTGCTTAAAAAGCTCAATGCCAAAGATATGAAAGGCGCATGCGATGAATTACGGCGCTGGACATATGCAGGTGGCAAGCAGTGGAAAGGATTGATTGATCGTCGTGAGGTAGAGCACACCATGTGCCTGGCGGAGAGTAATCATGATCTCTAGCTGGAAAGCGGTCGCCGCTCTACTCCTGCTCGCCGGAGTTATTTCTCTCGCCTGGACGATTAACCATTACCGCAACAACGCGATCACCTTTAAAGACCAGCGTGATAAAGCCATCCACGGCCTGAAGCTGGCTAACGACACAATCGCCGACATGAAAGTGCGCCAGCGCGACGTTGCTGCACTTGATTCCAGATATACGGGAGAACTGGCAGATGCTAAAGCCACTATCGATCAGCTTGAGCGCGATGTTGCTTCTGGCAAGCGTCGGTTGCAGCTCAACGCCAGATGCCCAGCGAGCGGAGCGACCGGCACCAGCGGCATGGGCGATGCTTCCAGCCCCCGACCTGCTGACACCGCTGAGCGAAATTATTTCACCCTCAGAAAGCGAATCGCCACAGTGACAAAGCAGGTTAGCTATCTGCAGGAATACATCAACACTCAATGCCTGAAGTAGCTGGCTAAAGCGCGAGGATTTTAGAAAGCGCAGCTTCAGCCTCATTGAGAGACAGGCCGCCGTTTATGGTGGCAGGGAAAATCGTTCCACTTCCTGATAGCACCCACACGCCCCTGTGAGAATGATGGCGCGTCAACTCCTGGCCCTCAACCACCCCAACGTCTCTGTCAACAACGCAAATGCTATAGCCGTTGACGCTTTGAATAATCAAAGCCCACTGCGGTCGGGAGGTGATGGCTATTCGTCTGATGACAATCGCGGTTTCCATGCTGCTTTCAAATTTGGTATGGGGCTGAAAATAATAGCGAAAATCCTAAAGCCAATACATAGGAAAAAGAGCATTTATGGCTGACATCTACGAAATCACCATCACCACTCAGGACGGCGAAGAGTACGCCGGAAAGATGACGCGCCGACAGCCTGAACTGGTAAACGGCTTTGTTGCTCTGGCGCAGGAAAGTGGTGAGTGGCTTTATTTCGATCCAGGAGACGTTAAGCGCTTCCGGTTCACGCCTGTTATTGCAGAGGAAAAGCCTGATGGCGATGTGCAATCTGAGGATTCAAGTGAAAGTAAAGTGGTGGCTTCCGGTGTACCTCAGGACGCTGGCACTGATGTGTCTGACGATGCGGTGCGAACCTGATTACGAAAAGGTGCGCGCGTTCATTGTTAAGCGTGGCATCAGCCAGAAGTTGATGGCGACCGCAGTAAAAAGTAAACGGGAGTAACACATGGCAAGCGACGAAGAGAAAAGGCCACTGCCGAGTTCAGCATTCGTCGAAGAGTTCGCGCCATACACAAGACTGATTCCAGCTGATGGCGTGTGGCAGTGAGTGCAGTCGAACATTATTGCCGAATCAGGCCACCTTCATAACCCCGACCATATTCATCTGGCAGATGCTGATATCGGCTTCCTTTGGGCTGCTAATGCTTTCTCAAAGAAAGGGCGCACTGTTCTCGGTCAGGCTGAAGAAGTTATGTTCCGCGCCGGCGGGTGGCAAAAAGCCCGCATGGAGCAGCAGATGCATGAATGGTTTGGGCATAAGCCGGATTACATCATTACCCTTGCTGGCGACTTCTGCCTTCAGTGCTCTGATATTGAATTCTGCGCACTGATTGAGCATGAGCTTTACCACATCGCCCAAGAGGTTGATGAGTTCGGTGCTCCCAAGTTCTACAGAGACAGTGGTTTGCCAAGACTTTGCATGCGTGGTCATGACGTCGAAGAGTTTATCGGCGTGGTTCGCAGATACGGCGCAAGCGCTGATGTGCAGGAATTGGTAGACGCTGCAAACAACCCCGCCGAAGTGGCGAAAATTAACATAGCCAGGGCATGCGGCACATGCCTCATGAAGCTGGCTTAATCTGGACTGCATGAGACGAGTGGTGATTTATGGCAGCACTTAAACCTGACGTGAAAGCTTTCATCGTTCAGGCTCTCGCCTGCTTTGACACACCGTCTCAGGTTGTAGAGTCTGTCCATAAAGAGTTCGGCATCGCAATAACAAGGCAGCAGGTCGAATCGCACGACCCGACGAAGGCAAGCGGGAAGGGGCTGGCTCAGAAGTGGGTTGATCTATTCCACGACACCCGTAAGCGTTTCCAGACCGAACTGAGTGACATACCGATCGCCAATAAAGCATATCGTCTCCGCGCTTTAGACCGGATGATGACCAAAGCCGAAAACATGAGGAACATGGCGCTTGCAGCCTCTCTGATGGAGCAGGCAGCCAAAGAGTGCGGTGATGCATACACCAATAAGCAGAAGCTTGAACACTCAGGCGGCCTTGCCGTTAGCTCAGTTGCTTCTGTCATGGACGAAATAGGAGATGATGACCTGTAAGGAGTCGCTGTGTTAACTGAAAAGCAGAAAGCTCTCCTGAAAAACAGGTTTTGGCGTCTCAACCACCTCTACAAAATTAAAGATAAAAATGGTCAGTGTGTAACGTTCAAGATGACGCCAGAGCAACTGGAGTATTTCGACGGCATGCACGACCGTAACGTGATACTGAAAGCGCGTCAGCTGGGCTTCACCACTGAGATGTGCATCATCCAGCTTGATCTGGCGATCTTCCACAAAAAAGAATGCGCTCTGATCGCTCACTCCCTTCCGGACTCAGAAAGGCTGTTCCGAAACAAAACGCAGTTTGCCTATCAGCGAATGCCTGACGATATCAAGCTGGCCAACCCGCTTGTTAAAGAGACAACCAGTGAGTATGTATTCGCAAAAGGGGGGAGCGTAACGGTATCAACCTCATTCCGAGGCGGAACGCTGTACAGCCTGCATGTCTCTGAGTTCGGTAAGATCTGCGCCAAATGGCCGGATAAAGCGAAAGAGATTGTGACGGGCGCGTTTGAGGCTGTCCCACTTGGCGGGAAGATCACCCTCGAAAGCACAGCTGAAGGCCGGGCGGGGTATTTCTACGACTATTGCAGTGAAGCTGAGAAAGCGATGCTGCAGGGTAAGGCGCTTTCCAACCTCGACTGGAAGTTCTTTTTCTTCTCCTGGTGGAAGAATCCGCAGTATGCAATCGACCCGGTTGAACCGCTGCCAGCGCGCCTGGTTGAATACTTCGCCGAGATGGAGGCGAAGCACGGCGTTGTACTGAATGAGCGCCAGAAAGCCTGGTATCACGCCAAAGAGAAAACTCTCGGCGATGACATGAAGCGCGAGTACCCGACCATTCCGGCGGAGGCGTTTCAGCAGTCTGTCGAGGGCGCGTATTACGCCAAACAGTTCCGCTGGCTCTACACCAACAAGCGAATCGGGCAAATCCCTGACAACTCACACCTCCCGGTTCATACGTTCTGGGATATCGGCGTGGGCGACTCGACGGCGATCTGGTTCGTTCGTGAGGTCGGTACCGAATTCCACGTTATCGACTACTACGAAAACTCAGGTGAGGGCCTGAGGCACTACATGAAGGTGCTGAAAGACCGCGGCTATGAGTACGGCGAGCACTGGGGCCCACACGATATCGAAAACCGCGAGTTCGGCGCAGACGCGAAGTCACGCAAAGAACTGGCGCAAGAGGGCTACGAGATTGACGGCCAGATGTACTCCATGACCTTCAATGTTGTGCCGAAGGCAGGCGTCGACACCGGCATCGAGTCGGTTCGTGAGATTCTTCCATCATGCGTGTTCGATGAAGAGAAGTGCGCCGAAGGCATCTCTCACCTCGAAGGCTACCGCAAGGAGTGGGACGACAAGCGCGGCTGCTGGAAAGATAAACCTCTTCACGATTTCACCTCTCACGGCGCTGACGGCTTCCGTTACTTTGCTGTAGCGAAGAACAACCGCAAGCAGGTCGGCGCAGTATTCTTCTAAGGAGCTCATCAGTGAGTGAATTAAGCACCGGGGAGCAGTTCCTCGTTAATGCCCTTGCTGATGCTATCGGGCGGCAGCGCATGCTGTATGCAGGTCAGCCGGGGAATACCAAACGCACGAAGCTGTGGGATGAGTTCGGCTACCCGAATAACCTCGAATTTGATCGCTACTATCGGGCCTACGAGCGTAACGCTGTGGCTTATGCTGCGGTGCACAAGTTGCTCGAATCCTGCTGGATGGATAACCCGACAATCATCGACGGCGAGGAAGCCAAAGAGGCGACCAAAACCACTGACTGGGAGAAGTCGGTAACGAAGATGCTGAAGAAGCACTGGCCGAAGATTAAGGACGCGGATCGTCGCAACCTTGTCGGCCGGTATTCGGCGCTTCTTATCCAGTTCAGGGATGGCAGAGAGTGGTTCGAACCTGTCGATCGTGTTGTTGTCACCAGGAAGAAAGAAAAAGCAATTGTTAAGCTCATTCCTGCCTGGGAATCTCAGGTAAAGCCGGGAAACTTCGACACCGACACGCTTTCAGAAACCTACGGCCAGCCTGTTTCGTACAACTTCAACGAACAGCCGGTCGGCGATGACGGTACCTACGGCCCGGTGCGCGGAGTTACCGTTCACCCCGATCGAATCATCATCCTCTGCGAAGGATCAGAGGATGAAAATATGCTCTCAGGCGTGCCTTTCCTGCGTGCGGGTTATAACAAACTACTCGACCTTGAGAAGGTTTCCGGCGGCAGCGCCGAGGGCTTTCTGAAGAACGCCAGCCGCCAGCTTGGTATCGCATTTGATAAAGAGACCAACATGGCAGCGCTCAAACAGGCTGCTACGGATGCTGGCTTCAAAGATTTAGGCGATGCGCTGAACGACAAAGTCTCCAGGATGAATCGCGGTACCGACGCCGCTCTCGTTATGCAGGCCGGTACGCCGTCCGTTCTCTCGGTTGCCCCGGCTGACCCCAAGCCAACCTGGGAGGTCACCGCCAACGAGTTCGCCGCATCAATCCAGTGCCCGTTCACCATTCTTTTCGGTCAGCAGACGGGGCGACTTGCCTCCGATGAGGATAAAACAGACTGGGCTAAGCGTTGCAATGGTCGACGCTGGGGCTTCATGACCTCGGTAATCGAGACGTTGCTGGAGCGCTTCTGGATGCTTGGCGTCATTGATGCTCCATCCTCCGGTGAGGTAACTCTGGCATGGTCTGATCTGCTCGCTCCGAGCGAGAAAGAGAAGATTGCCAACATGCAGGCCATGGCTACTGTGGCTAAAGACACTCAGCAAGCCTTCGGTACGCCAGCTGTCGAACCCAATGAGGTGCGCGCTGTTGGCGAGCTTGAGCCGCTGCCTGATGTTGAAACGCCAGACCCGAATGCAAAGGTGACTACCGTTGATCCTCTCAACCCAGCAGAAGAGAATCGGGACGCCGATCGTACCGCGCAACAAAGCTGACCCGACACAATCCGCCCGGCAGGTTAGCCGGATGTTCAGGGATATCGAAGAGCGGTATCTCAACATCAAGCGCCAGCTCAAAGAGGTATTCGATCAGCGCCTGACCGGGCGGCAGCGTGAGACCAATGGCGAAAAGTCATGGATGTTGTGCAACAACGATGCCGCTGAGCCTTCTCTTTACCAGGTGAATGCTGGCACGTACATCTATGACATGACGGCGGCGCAACTCGCTGACCTTTTCCAGATAGTGCAGGCGATACTGGATGGCTCTTTGCTTGATGGCGGAAGCCAGAACCTTTGGGCGCTTGGGTACGTCGCCGCAGAGTATGAGCGCGGCACGCTTAACGCTTTCACCAACCTGTCCGTGCAGTCACCGGCTTACGCCAGCCAGACGACATTACCTCAATTGCTGTCGAGCCCGGCCTATCAGAACCAAATCGCAGCCGCTTACGTCTCTACCTACAGTGACTGGAAAGGCATCAGCGACACAGCGCGCGCAGACCTCGCTAATGTCATAGCCGACTCGATAGGTCGTGGTGTTAACCCGAGAGAAACCGCTCAGATCGTCAGCAAGCGCCTCGATGTCAGCATGGCAAAGGCGAAGAACATCGCTCAGACCGAGCAAG